TATAAGCTTAGTAATGTATTACCGAGAAAATATGATTAAATGCAGCAGCCCAAGCGGTGAACTGCAAAAAGCTAAAATGGATAAAACTGGATATTTAACATTATGAACACAACAACAAAACAAAACAACGGATTAAAGTTTGAGTCGTTTATTATGGATTGGTTTGCTAAGGAAAAAAACATAAACCTTAGCCACTACACAACCTATGAAGAACAAATACACAAAGGTGAAAACCGACAAGGTGTTGAAATAAAAAACGATCAAATGTTTAAAAAAACTGGCAACCTTTTTATAAGCGTAGAACGTGAGTACGATTATACAACACACCCTAGCGGTATATTTAAAAACCAAAGCTGGCTTTACGTAATAGGCGACAAAGATTGCTTTTACATATTTAGCACTAAACAACTGCGGCAAATATACAACGGTAACAAACCAAAACTATACAATGGTTTTAAAACACCAAAGGGAGGTACAGAAAAAGGCTTTTTACTAAATACAAAAATGGCTGATAAATTTTGTATAGAAAAAATTAGTAACCAAACTAAACTATTTTAATATGGATAATTTATTTATATTTATACCAACCAAAACCAGATACGATAACTGCAAAACAGCTAACTTAATTGGTAACTATAAAAATTTATTTTTAGTTGTAGAGCCACAAGAATATAAAGAATACAGAATTAACTACCCTAACTTTAATATATTGCAACTACCAGAAGATGATAAAGGTATTATTTATTGTAGGAATTTTATAAAACAATATACAGAACAAAGGGGTGTTGAATATTATTGGCAAATTGATGATGATGTATCTTATATTTACAAAAGGAAATTAACAAAATTAATAAGACATAATCCTTTAGAAGCTTTAATATATTGTAATAATTATTTTATAAATAATAGTATATCTGTTGGTGCTTTAGAATATAGGCAGTATGCTTGGTCTGCAAATAAAGATGTTATATTAAACTCTTTTTGTGATAGTGTTGTTTTTGTAAATAATATATTAACAAAAGGTATGAAATATACAGAAGGAACAAAAGAAGATAGGGATTTTTGTATTCAAGCTATTAGTAATGGTTTAAAAACTGGTAGGCTTACAACTTATGCTTTTTCAGCTCCAAGTAATGGTTCTAATAAAGGTGGTTTAAAAGAAATATTTTATGATGTAAAAGATGCAGAATTAAACACTTGTAAAAAAATGATTGAAATTTGGGGTGATGATATATGTAGGCACATTGTAAAACCAGACGGTAGGAACGATTTAAAAATAAATTGGAAAAACATAAACAATAACCAAACAAAACTATTTTAATGAAAAGAAAAAAGCTTACACAAATGCAAAGAATAGCAAGGCTAGAAAAACTACTAGCAGATATTTACATAAAAGTACAAGCCTATAAAATGACAATGGAAAAACAAGATGAGCAAAAAAAAGATTGATTACATAAGCGGTACTGAAACAGCATACATAAGAAAACAAATGCCAGTATATAGTGGGGTGTTAAAATACTTTCCTGATGCAATTATGGAAGTATCAAAAGTTTCTTGGGCTGGTAACCAACAACACCACCCTAACAAACCCTTACATTGGGACAGAGCCAAAAGCACCGATGAACTTGATGCACTAACAAGGCATTTAATACAAGCTGGTACAACAGATACCGATAACCAACGCCATAGCGCAAAGGTGGCCTGGAGAGCATTAGCCAACCTACAAAAAGAATTAGAAAAAGAAGGCAAAGCGCCTTTAAGTAAATATAATAAACCGTTATGAAATTTAATATACAAATTGAACACCTAGGGAAAAAGGAAAACAAAAACGATACCGATAAGGATATGTATCATTTAACATTTAAAACCTACAACGCTGAAGTAACTGGCAAATTTGAAAGAAGTGAAATACGCCACATTATACAAATATTAGATAACGCAATATAAAACAAATGACACTACAAGAACTTAAAAAACACTTAGAAAACATATATGGTTTTAACCTAGCAGATAGATCAAGGAAACGTGAACTGGTTGATGCTCGTAGAATATTTAGTAAAATAGGTTTTAGTTTAGGCTATAACCTTAGGGAGATAGGCGAACAAATAGACAGAAAGCATTGCAACGTAATACACTTACTTGATACCGTAAACCTAACAACAACCACCCATAAAATAATACACGATAACCTAGTAAAAGAGTATGGCCTTTTAAGCCGTTTATTTAACGTAAACGATGTAAAACAAATACAAGCACAAGCAGCAAGGCAGCGTGACGATGAGTCGTTAAAGGTAATAAAACAAATTACTAATACCTTAATGAACTGGGATACAAACTCCTTAAACAACTTTTTACAAACAAGGGTAAAGGTATATGACAAACTAATAAAAACAACAAAGCCACAAAAGCCAATACAAAAAGTAAAAGGCGCTACACTTAAACGCCCAGTTAAAAATACTTTGCTAGGCTAAAAAATTATATAAATGTTTATATATAAGTACAATACTTAAACAATGGCATACAATACAGAAGAATTAAAACAACAAAGTATAGAGGTTATTAAAAAGCATAACCTTGTATTTATAGGTGATATATTTGGCTATACTGGTTTTAGCAAGCGAGCCTTTTACGACCACAAATTGCACGAATGTAACGCTATAAAAAGCGCATTAGATAAAAACCGCATTAATATGAAAGTAGATATGCGAGCCAAATGGTACGAAAGCGACAACGCTACACTACAAATAGGTTTAATGAAACTTATAGCCAACGATGAAGAAGCCCATAGACTAAACGGCACAAAGCGTGAAATAAAACACGACACCACCGACAAACAAATAAATATTAAAATACATAGATAATTGGATGTAAATGTAAACGTTGTATTTGAACACTTACTTGATAGCCAAAGCAAGATAGTTGTAGAACAAGGCGGTACAAGGTCAGGTAAAACGTTTAACATATTACTTTATTTAATATTCCATTACTGCCAAACTAATAACGGTAAAACAGTTACAATATGCCGTAAAACATTTCCTGCATTACGTAGTTCTGTAATGCGTGACTTCCTTGACATACTAAAACAACACAAAAAATACAACGAGGGCAACCACAATAAAAGTAACAGCGAATACAACCTAGACGGTAACCTAATAGAATTTATTAGCGTAGACCAACCACAAAAGATTAGAGGGCGTAAACGTGATGTACTATTTATAAACGAAGCCAACGAACTAGACTACGAAGACTGGCAACAGTTGGTGTTCCGTACAACAGAAAAAATAATACTAGACTACAACCCAAGTGATGAATACCATTGGATATACGACAAGGTACTAAACCGTGATGATGTTGAATTTTACAAAACCACATACCTAGACAACAAATTCCTTGACCCCACAATAGTAGATGAAATAGAACGCCTAAAAGAAACCGATGAACAATACTGGCAAATATACGGACTAGGTGAAAAAGGTATAAGCAAAGCAACCATATTTAATTACATTGAAGTGCCACACATTCCACACGATGCACAACTTATAAGCTACGGTGCTGATGCTGGTTACACTAACGATCCAAGTACACTTGTAAGCGTATATAAAAAAGATTACAACATTTACATACAAGAACATTTGTACCGCACAATGATGACAACCAAAGACATAAGCGATCACTTTAAAACATTACCTATAGGACGTAACCCAATTTACTTTGATGCAGCCGAGCCACGACTTATAGATGAACTAAGGCGTATGGGACACAACATACAACCAAGCCTAAAAGGACGTGACAGTATCAATGCTGGTATTGATTTGCTTAAACGTTTTAAAATACACATTACAACAGACAGCAACAACGCAATACAAGAATTTAGAAACTACAAGTGGGCAGAAGATAGAACTGGAAAACTAACCAACAAACCAATAGATAAGAACAATCACATTATTGATGCGGTGCGTTATGCAACTTACTCAATGTTAAGCCGTCCTAACTTTGGTAAATATGCAGTACACTAAACCACTAAAATAATTTAAAAAAGTTTATATATTAATATGAAGTTTAAATTAAACATACCAACCAGCTTAAACGAAATAACTTTAGCGCAATACCAAGAGTTTGAAAAACTAAACTTTGACAACCAAGCAGACGTACACCAACGTATGATAGAAATATTTTGCCAAGTTCCTACATACATTGCAAGGGGTATGAAAGCAACAGACGTAACAGAAGTTTGTAACAGCATAAACAATATGTTTGATACCAAACACCAGCTAATAAATACATTTAGTTTAAACGGTCAAAAATACGGTTTTATACCAAGCCTTGAAGATATGACCTTTGGCGAATACGTAGACCTTGATACCTTTATAGGCGACAACGAAAACCTACACCGAGCAATGAACGTACTATACCGACCAATACAATTAAAACAAGGTAAGCGTTACACAATACAAGAGTACGACCCAACAACCTACGACATTGCTAAAGAGTTTCCTTTGAGCGCAGTATTTGGAGCGGTGGTTTTTTTTTACAATTTAGGGACGGAATTATCCAAAGTTATCCTGAGTTATTCGAACAAAACCAACGAGGAGAACTTAGCGCAATATCTAATTTCACAACCAAGTGGGGTTGGTACAACAGCATCTATGGAGTCGCTCAAGGAGATATTACAAAGTTTAAACATATCACTAAGTTGAACGTTCACGAATGTTTAACCTACCTAACATACACAAAAGAAAAAAACGAAATAGAAGCAAGGCAAATAAAAAATAAATTTAAGTAATGCAAATACTAAAACACATACTAGGCCAATGCGGTGAAAGCCACATAAACATATATACAGCGCTTTTATTAGTATTATTAGCAACGGCAGTTAAATTAAAAACAAAACCAAATGAGTAATACAGGAATAAGAGGCTTTTATTTATTAACCGAAGCAATTGAACAACAACTACTAAACGATGTTAATGTAAACACCGTAACAACTGGCGACATATACGACATTGATTTAGCAAAGCAAAGTATATTTCCGTTATGCCATATTATAGTAAACAACGTTACAGCACAAGAACAAGTATTAACTTTTAACGTTAGCGTATTAGCTATGGACATTGTTGATGAAAGTAAAAAACCAACAACAGATGTATTCCGTGGAAACAACAACGAACAAGATGTGCTTAACACACAACTACAAGTATTAAACAAACTTGTACAAGTATTACGTAAAGGCACACTATATAATGATAAATACCAATTAGAAGGCAATGCCACTTGTGAACCATTTTACGAAAGGTTTGAAAACAAAATGGCTGGCTGGAGTGCAACGTTTAATGTATCGGTAACTAACGACATAACAATATGCTAGTAGAACAAGCCGTAACAGACGCCCTTAATGCTTTTGCTAAATACGTTATACAACAAAGTAGAAACGAATTAACAAAGCAAGGCAAAGCCGATGGCGATTTATACAAAACTCTAGGAGGCCAAGTAAGTAAAACTGCTAAAGGGTTTAAGCTTGTAATGGAAATGGAAGATTACGGTAAGTTTCAGGATCGTGGTGTTAAGGGTGCTGATCCAAGTAGGTTATCGCCTAATGCTAAAATAACTGGGCAGCAAGCAGCAAACTCACCATTTAGGTTTGGTACAAAAAGTTCAGCTGGTACTTTTAAGCAGTTTGTTAAACGGATGTCATTGTTTGCTAAACAAAAAAACATTAGGTTCAGAGAATTTAAAACAGTAAAAGGTAAAAGGGTATCAACTGGGCGTTATGCAAAAGGCGGTTTCGATGCTGTTGGTTACATAATAGCTAGCAATATTTATAATCGTGGTATAAAACCAAGTATGTTTTTTACAACACCATTTAAAAAAGCATTTGCAAGGTTACCTGAAGAATTAATAAAAGCTTACTCCGTAGGTATTGAAAAACAAATACAAGTAAACATTACACAAAAATGAGCAAAGTAAACGCAAGAAGTCCATATTACATAAACTTTAATAATACTAATTTAGTAAGTGTTGATTTAGAACTATATGTATATACAGGGGAGCAAGATAATGGCAGTAACAATACAAGAACAAATAAATTTAGCTTTACCTCATCAGCAGTAGAACAAAATGCTACTTTTGAGGTAGGAGAAATAGTAAGAGATTATTTGTTACATACTTTTGATGGAGATTATGCAACTGAAACTGTTTGGGTAGATTACAGATATAGAATACAACTTACAAATCAAACAGGGGTTTGGTCATCTTTTGTACAATTAAAAGGATTTGATGGTTACGGCTTTTTTGAAGATGGTTATAACCCACAAAACAATACAGGTTTATTACAATCTAATACTACAATAGTAAAGTTAGATGATGCACCTGCAACAATACCTGTAGACACCTCACAAACTACACAAGTAACATACGAACTAAACGGACAACAAATATACACTAAATCTGTAAGTTCAAGCACAAATAGTAATGCACAAATAGAATACGTTACAAGTGGTATAAATGGTTCTGATGAATTCGAAGACAGAGTTATACAAGATAATGGTATTTTTGAAAGCAGTGAATGTTTAACACAATTCGCAAATGAATTTGAATTATTTGATTTCGATACCATATATGTTGATACAACAAACGGTGTTACAAAATTAACAGTCGATAATATAAGTGAATGTAAATACGATCCTTATAAAATAACGTTTGTAAATAAATTTGGTGCATTACAAGACATTTGGTTTTTTAAACGTACTAATGAATCACTAACTACAAAGCAAAAAAAATACAAACGTAATACTGTTGTAGCTGGTACTTATGATATAAGCAGACATCAAGATAAAACACTTACAAAGAATGGTAAAGAGAAGCTAACTCTAAACACAGGATATTATCCAGAATCTTATAATGATGTATTTAAAGAGATGCAACTAAGTGAAGATTGTTGGATAGAGATAAACTCACAGACACTACCGATACAAGTAACAAGTAGCTCTTTAGCATATAAGACACACTTAAACGATAAGTTAATTAATTATACAATAGAAGTTGAATTTGCCTTTGACACTATAAACAACATACGTTAATGCAAATACTAGAATTACACATAAAAGGTTATAAAGACGTCATAGGTACTGCATCATCTACTGCTGCAGATAAACTTATAGATTCTACTGCTAATTTTAATGAAACTGTTGATGTAGGTGATTTAGTTACAAACGTATTACCAGGAATACAAGGTACAAGAGCTTTTGTTACTGCCATTGATAGTGATACACAACTTGATTTAAGTGCAGATATATTTAGTGGTACTGGAACACAAACATATAAAATAGAAAGCGATTACACTAAGGTAGATATGTTTGAAGATGAAAGCGTATCAATAACAGAATCATTATTAAACGTAAGAGATATATCAAAAGTCTTTACACCTTTTAGTCAGCAATTTAATTTACCAGCTTCTAAACACAATAACAAACTATTCAGACATTACGAAAATTTAAAACTTCAAAATAGTTTTGATGCTCGTTTTAGACACGACGCAATTATAAAACTAAATGGTATTGATTACAGAAAGGGACAGATACAATTCAAAAGCGTTACACTAAAAGACAATAAAGCACACGCATATAAAGTAGTGTTTTTTGGAGAAACAGTTGAACTAAAAGAAATATTAGGAGATAATGAATTAAGTAATTTAGATTATGGTGATTTAGATTTTAATTATACCTCATCACAAATAACAAATAGGCTGACGGCAGATGCTACATCTTTAGAATT